GATTATAAATAAAAAGTTGTAAATTTGAAAAATTTAAAAAATATAAAAAATGAAAAACTTAACACTTGAACAAATTAGAACAAAAAAAATGGAACAAGAAATTAAAAAAACATTAGAGTTTAAAAACTTTGTTGAACAAGTAAAAAATGAAATGATTATAAATAAGATTTATTATAAAAAAGCTAAATTTCAATGCTATAATGATAATATATTTACTTATGCTTATTCAAATCATTCTACATTTTTTCAATTTAGTTTTATTTGTAATGATACTCTATTAGACAAAATGACAATAAAAGATTTGTTGGAATTAAAAAATATACAATGGTTTAATAATAGGATTTATTGTAAACAAACAATGGATTTTTTAGGTGGATTATCATATTCAAATAAATAAAAACAGTATATCATTGCTTATTTTAATAAGCAATAAAAAACCCCCGCATTTCTGCGAGGGTAATTAACCAAAATCAAAACTTTTATTATGAAAGTGTAAAAGTAATAATTTTTTTTTATAAGTTTGTTAAATGTTACAAGAATTAGCTAAAAAAGATGCACTATGGCGAAGGATTGCTTTTAATATAGCAAGGGATAAGTCAACCGCAGATGATTTAGTTCAAGAAATGTATATTAAATTAGCTGATTGCAATAAAGAAATAAACGATTTCTATGTAGCAATAGTAATAAAAAATATTTTTTTAGATGAAATTCGTAAAAATAAAACAGTTTCTTTAAATAAATTTGATGTAGTTGATAATCATAAAAGTTTTGAGTTAGAGGATAAAGAACAAGAATTATTAAATAGTTTAAAGTGGTGGGAGAAAGATTTGATAGAATTAACTTTTGATAACTCACTACATCAAATTGAACGGGATTATAATATTAACTATCAATTTACAAGAAGAGTATTAATTAAAGCAAAAAATAAATGGCAAGAAAAAAAATAGTTACATCAGGACTTGGCACAGATATTGCAAAGGTATTTGAAGTAACTGGAGTAAAAGCAGTTGTTGAACTAATTACAAAAGATTGCGGTTGTAAAGAAAATGAGGAAAAATTAAATGATTTGTTTCCTTATCGATTTAAAGCTCGATGTTTTACGGAAGAAGAATATAATCAATGGAAAGAGTTTACACAAGTAAGAACACTTAAAATAACTCACGAACAAATTTTATTTATTAGTAAACTTTATTCAAGTGTATTTAATAAAACAGTAACTTTACCCTGTTCAAGTTGTAGCCCTAAACCATTAATTGCTATGATTGATAAATTAGACAAAGTTTATAACGCATACTAAAACAAAAATTATGAAAACAATTAAACTATTATTATTACTATTTTTATTTGCGGGTTGCTCCACACAAGAGGAAGAACCGCAAGGACTTTGCGATTGCGAAAAGCAATATTATCTTTGGAGACCAAATGTAGGAAGCGGGAGCGGTTACGTTTATGAGTATCTATTTAGCGAAAGCATACAATACGACTGCATAAACCAACCTACAGGAATTTACGTTGAAGTAAGTAATGTAAATTATAACAGATATAAAATAGTTTGTGAGTAAATCAAATATTGATTTCTATTGATTATGGATGGCAGAAAAAACAATGGAGGAAATAGCACTAAATCTTTAGGGGTTGATAAAAGAAAAAATCAATACTTAGAGTTATTAGAACAGGCATCAACACCTGATGAAATAGTTTCTGTTATTCAAAAATTAAAATCAATAGCATTAGTCAAAGGCGATGTACAAGCTATTAAATTATATTTAGAATATTACTTAGGCAAACCAAAAGAAACTATTGAAACAACGCACAACCTTAATAACTTTGATATAAAAGATTTATTCAAATTTGATAGTAATAAAGAATAAATATAAAGCACTTGGAAGCAATAGTAGGTATTTTATTGTTTCTGGCGGTAGAGGTTCGGGGAAGTCTTATTCCGTTAACCTCTTTTTGCTTTTATTAACTTATGAACAAGGGCATACAATTTTATTTACTCGTTATACTTTAACTTCTGCTCACGTTTCAATTATACCAGAGTTTATAGATAAAATTGAAACCGCAAAACTGCACGATGATTTTTACATTACTAAAGATGAAATCATAAATAAAACCACAGGAAGTAAAATATTATTTCGAGGTATCAAAACAAGTAGCGGAACGCAAACCGCAAACCTTAAATCTTTAGCGGGTGTTACTACTTGGGTGCTTGATGAAGCAGAGGAATTAGTAGATGAAGATATATTCGATAAAATAGATTTATCAATACGACATCAAACAAAACAAAACCGAGTTATATTAATACTCAATCCTGCAACAAAGGAACACTTTATTTATAATCGCTTTTTTGAAAGTAAAGGAGTTGAAGCTGGAAGCAATACAATAGTAGAAGACACAACTTACATACATACAACTTACTTAGATAATAAAGAAAACCTATCAAGTAGTTTCTTAAACCAAATAGAAAAAATAAAAGAAACAAACTCACAAAAATACAAGCACGTTATATTAGGCGGTTGGTTGGATAAAGCAGAGGGAGTTGTATTTACGAATTGGAAGTTTGGAGAATTTAATCCTGATAATTTACAAACTTCATTTGGGCAAGATTTTGGTTATTCGGTTGACCCTACAACTTTAACAGAGGTAGCAATCGATAAAAAAAATAAAAAGATTTACGTTAAAGAATGTTATTATAAAACACAATTAACTACAAGTGAAATCTATTCTTTAAATAATCAGTTTGCAAATAGAAAACTTATTATCGGTGATAATGCAGAGGGTAGGTTAATAGATGAATTAAGAGCAAAAGGCAATAATATTGTAAGGTGCGACAAACCACCGATTGAGTTTGGTGTTTCGTTAATGCAAGACTTTGAAATCATAGTTGAACCAAATAGCCAAAACATAGCAAAGGAACTAAATAATTATGTTTACTTAGACAAAGGCAGTAAGCTGTATTTAGATAAGTACAACCACGCAATAGATGGAACACGTTACAATGTAGTTTATCATTTAGGTCGTTCCTTTGGAATTACAATCCGTTGAGAGTAACAAATTAACCTTTTTTTAGTTATATAGATATGAAGATAACACTTCCAGAAAGCAGTGCGGATATTACATTATTGCAATATCAAAAGTATTACGACTTATTACAGCGTGATTTAGATGTTTATCAATTTAACCAACGTAAAATTCAAATCTTTACAGGAATTAAACCGAATGAGTTTAAAGCTATAAAGCAAAAGGATTTAGAGGATATGCTTATTCAAATAGATAAAGGATTAGAAACACCAGCGCAGTTTGTAAATACATTTTTTATTGATGATGTAGAGTTTGGATTTATTCCTAATTTAGATAAAATTACAGGAGCGGAGTATTTTGATTTGAGTAAATACGGTCAAGACGTAGAAACGTTACATAATTTAATGGCTATACTTTTTAGACCGATAAAAGAAAAAGATAATATAGGATGGTTTAAAAAGTTCTTTAAAAAAGAAAAGGTTAGTTCTAATTATTCAATAACTCCTTATTCAGGCACAGCTGAATGGGCAGATATAATGAAACTAACTCCAATGAATGTCGTAAACGGTGCATTGTTTTTTTTTCTGAATTTGTCAACAGAATTAGTGAACTATACCCAGAAATATATGCAGGTGGAACAAGTGAGGGAAAAGTCGCCAGTAACTACTTTGAAAAGTGGGGATGGTATGCAACCATTGATGAATTAGCAAAAGGAAATTTATTAAAATATGAAAAAGTATTAAAATTAAACGTGCATAAAATTCATTTATACCTATCACATAAGATTGATAAACAGAAATTGAAAGCAGAGTTAATGCGACCAAAAAACGAGATACAGTTATGACAGCAAAAGAAAAAGCAGAAAAATATATTGATTTAGCTAAAGGGAAAAAAGATATAGCATTAAATCTATATGAATTTATACTTGATATTAAACAAGAACTTAATTTTAAAACACCACAAAGTAAAATAAATTACAACAATAAAGTAATTAATATTTTAAGATGAACCAATACACTCAATTACTATATTACATAAAGTCTTTAGCTGAGGCGGATGCGTTGGTTAATACAGTTACTAAAGGCGATTTTGATTTATTGGATTTAGACAAAGCTAATATATTCCCTTTGGTGCATATCAATATTGTAAGCGCAGGATTTACCAACGGTCAAACTTTAAAGTTTAGTTTGCAGATAGGTTGCTTTGATATTAGGGACATAAATAAAGAAGTTAGAACGGATAAATTTTGGGAACAGGATAACGAGGTTGACAACCACAATGAAACTTTAGCAGTTTTAAATAGAATGTGGTTAAAGATGTACACCGATTTTGAGTTAAACAATATAACGGCAAGTGAAAATCCTACTTTAGATATTCAAAGTTTTGTAAGGTCAAATACTTTGGATGGTTGGATTTTAAACTTTGATGTTGAAATGCCTAACGTAACGATTTCGCTTTGTGAACCAGATTAAAACAAAACAGTATTTAGATAGCTTTGGAAAATTTATAGTCCAACAATCTAAAAGCAATCTTTCTAAAAAGAAAAAGAAAGATACTGAAAATTTATACAACAGTATTGATTATAATTTAATCGTTTCAAAAAATAGTTTTCAGCTTTCTTTTAGTATGGCTGATTATGGTGAGTTTGTAGATAGAGGTGTAAAAGGAGTTGGAGGTGTAAAAGCGGATGGTAGTAATTGGAAAATGAAAACAGTTACAAATAGTCCGTTTAGTTACAAGACAAAGAAGCCACCAACAAAAGCGTTAGATGGTTGGGTTTTAAGAAAGGGATTTGTAGGGCGTAATGCAAAAGGACAAATGCAAAGTAGAGCGGGTGTAAAGTTTGCAATCGCTACAAGTATTTTTCACACAGGATTAGAAACAACTAACTTTTTTTCAAGACCTTTTGAATTAGCTTATGCAAAGTTACCTGATGAGTTAATCGAGGTTTACAATTTAGAATTAGATGATTTATTAAAATATAGTTTAAAATGATAAAAACATTATCGCCTTATAATTTAAGTATTCCTTTTGTCGCTCCAATAAGCGATTTGACTTGTACATCTTATACTTTAGAGTTATTTGTTTGGAATGGGGATAAACTTACTCCTCCTACAAGTCCAACGTATTTAATGACTAAAACAAATCCAACCGCTTCAACAGGAAATGACAAAATAGATATTGCTAGAATTATATCCGACTTTATAAACTTTACCCCTAACGATACTACTACAACTGAATTAATTGATGGTGATAATCAATATTGGGTTAAATATCAAATCTATTATGAAACGGCAGATAGTGATGATTTCGTTCCTAACTATGTAACTACTGAATTAATGTTAAAAGGATACGGTTACGGAATGGAAGGAGAAAATGCACAGCCACCAGCAAATAAGATTTTATTAACAGGAACAGAATTTAAAGTAAATAGAAATGGTTTTTTTGTATTTCCTTTTTTAATCGAGGAATCAGAAATACCACCACTTACTTTAACAATAAACTCTGTTGTTTTAGATGGTATTGTAGATTGTGAGTTGGATTATACACCAAGTAGGGCGGTTGATTATGTAACTTTAAGATACAGAGAGACTGGATTAGACTGGAATGTTTACGGTAACTTTTACATTAATCCTTTTATGTTTACATTACCAAGCCCTGAAATATCTGGTACTTATACATACGATGTTCAAATATACCGATATGATGAATTTTTAGAAGAAATTGTATATTCTAATATAGTTGAAGTAACACAAATAATTATATGATAACAGTAATTTCATACCCTGATAATCAAATAGACTACGAAATAACGCCACCTACATCTTTACTATCTAATGAGATGGTGCAAAACTTATGGGTTGATGTCTCGGAAGCTACAACTGATGAATACATTGAAATAGTTTTTAATGGTGTTACTACAACTTTATTAATAACTGACGAGTGTAGATATACTCCAATAGATATTGCGTTTCAAAACAAAGAAGGTGCTTTGCAAATATTTACTTTTTTCAAAGCAAAGAGTGAAAGTATGTCAACTACAAATGAGGAGTTTGAAACTGATAGAGGGCAACCGTTAGCGGGAAACCATCAATACGTTAAATATAATGTACAAGGTAAAAGTAAATTTAAAGTTAATAGCGGTTTTGTAGCGGAAGCTTTGAATGAAACCTTTAAACAAATGTTATTGAGTGAGCGTGTTTGGATGTATGAAAACGAAATCTTTACACCGTTAAATATTGCAAGTAAATCTATTGAATATAAAACAAGACAAAAAGACCGATTGATTAATTACGAGATTGAGTTTGAGTATGCCTTTAACGAGATTAACAATATATGATAATTGATATTTACATAGGGAATAAAAAGTTAGATATATTCAAAGATGAAGGTATTAATCTTAACAGTTCGGTTGCTAATGTTAATGACATAAGCAGGAACTTTACTGATTATACTCAAAACTTTACCGTACCCGCTAATGATGTAAACAATCCTATATTTAAGCATTATTATAATGCCAATATAGATAATACTTTCGATGCACGTACTAAGGTAGATGGGCGTATTGAATTAGGAGGTGTTCCCTTTAAGTTTGGTAAATGGAAATTACTAAAAGTAAACGTTAAGCAAAACAAACCATCGAGTTATACAATCAATTTTACAGGAAATTTATTTAGTTTAAAAGAGAAATTTAAAGATGATGAATTGAGTAGTTTAGACTTGTCAGCTTTTAATCATACCCATAATTCTACAAACGTTCAAACAGGTTTAACCTCTTCTTTGTCTAGTGGAGATTTAATTTATAATCTTTTTGCTAAAAAACAATATTATTATAATAACAACGTATCCGATAACACAAATACAGATAAACTTGCAAACATCGCTTGGGGTGGCGGTGCTAATGTTGGAGTGCAATGGACTGATTTAAAACCATCTTTAAGACTTATAAAAGTTATTGAAGCCATTGAGGCAAAGTATAACATTACTTTTACTCGTGATTTTTTTGGTAGAACAGAATTTAACGATTTATTCATTTGGTTAAATCCTGATACTTCAACAGGAACTGAAACGGAACAACAAATGAATTTTACATTTACAACAGGGCCTGACTTAGGTTTTAATTTATCAACCGATAAATGGACTAATACACAAAGAGTAACTCCATATTTTACTTATTATGTAAATGTAGCTTCTTTTACTCCTAACGTACCTTATAAGTTTATAATAAAAAATTTTGGTGTACCTATAAAAATTGTTAACATTTCAAATTCTGGAACTACTCAAATACCTATGACGTTAGTTCCTTTAGCAAACGGCTTAGATACTCCATTTGAATATACTTTTCACATTTCTTCTTCTTCTGAAATTGATTTTGGGGCAGATTTATATATGTATAAGTGGACATCTAGTACTTCTTTTACAATACAAAGAGTATCAACATCTTTAAGCACTCTTTATCCTGTCGTAAGTATATCAAATAATTTTCCTAAAATAAAAGTCATAGACTTTATGAAAGGGTTGTTTAATATGTTTAAATTGGTAGTGATAGCAGACCAAAGCAATAATATTTACATTAATACTTTGGTAGATTATTATTCGGCAGGGGTGCTTTATGATTTAACCAAATATACTGATTTTAGTAGTTACGATGTAGAGCGTGGGAATATCTTAAATGATATTAAGTTTAAGTTTCAAGACCCAACGACTATACTAAACACTCAATTTGATTTAAACACAGGCGTTCCTTATGGAAATTTAGAAACAATTTTAGAGGATGCAGATGGCAATATATTAGATGGCGAACCTTTAACTATTGATTTACCTTTTGAACAGATAATTTATGAAAGGTTACCTGATGTAAACGATAACGAATTGACAAATATAATGTATGGCGGTATTTTTGATGCACAAATAGAACCCGTTAATCCAAAGCCACATTTATTTTATAGTAGAAATCAACAAATAGGCAGTAAGTCTATTGCATTTAGAAATGATGCGGGAACAAAAGTACAATTGAATACGTATATAAATGTGCCATCGCATACTTTAAGCATTGTAAATCCTTTATTTTCAACTGTCTTTGGTAAAGAGTTTAACGAATGGGATGGTTCATTAATTGAAAATACACTTTACTCAAACTATTGGGATGATTATATTAACTCAATTTTTAACATTAAGCGTAGGAATTTCAAATTTAATTGTAAAAATATACCTGAGCGAATACTTACTAAATTGCAATTAAATGATGTAATAAGAATTAAGAATAATTATTACAGGATAAACGATTATAATTTTAATCTTTTAACAGGCGAAACTTCTTTTAATTTAATTAACAGTTTCGATAATAATTTAAGTGCTTTTATAGTCGACCAAAGTGTATTGTTTGCGGACCGAACAGCACAAAGACAATCGGTTTATTTAACCAATAATACGGCTTTTGATTATGTAAGCACCGTTGATTGGGTAACTTGTACATCGGAAGATAATATAGTTTACTTTGATATTGATGAAAATACAACAGGATTATCACGTTTTACAATCGTTCTATTAAAAAATACAGATACTTTAAAAGAACAAAAAGTAACCGTAGTCCAATTAGCAAATAATTTAACTTTTGACAATAACATAATAACTTTTGATACAACTTTAATAACTTTTGATAATGGCTAAACAAACAATTAATATAGGAACGGTTGCTAACGATGGAACAGGCGACACGATTAGAAATGCAGGGGATAAAATAAACGATAACTTTACAGAGTTGTACGACAGGACAGATTATGCGGTTAATGCAACAACAACTGCTTTAAGTTTGTCAACTTTGAATAGTACCTATCCATCTAAAGCTACAGGTTTTGAGGTTTATGCTTTGGATATAATTGGAGGTGCTTTAATTTATAGAAAAACAGATACGGGGTGGGTTTCAATTATAGCAACAATAGTAGTATAATGATAACAAAAATATTAGACTTACTTAGTAAACACGATTTCCCTAATGCTGGAGAATACACCGAAATAGCAAAAGGTAAATTTGAAATTGTTAAGGATTTCAAAACGTTTAAATCTAAAATAAAAAGGCAATGGCAATCGAGAAAATAATTAATATAACTGTTAACACAAAAGGCGAAACCAAAGCTATTGCGCAAACTGAAAAGTTAAACGCCTCTTTTAAACAGTTGAACGCAACCACAGGACAAACCAAAAACGCACTAAAAGAAAGTGGGAATGCTATTTTGGAGAATGGTGGTGCGATGGGATTACTTAATGATGCTACGGGTGGATTAGCTATGACTGTTAAAGATGCGGTTGAAGCTACCGCTTTATTTTCTAAAGGAACAACGATAGCAACCACCGCACAAAAGATTTATACTTTAGTTGTCGGAACTACAACGGGAGCATTAAAGGCGTTACGTATTGCGTTAGTATCAACTGGATTGGGTGCTATTGTAGTTTTGTTAGGTTTGTTTATTGCTAAAATGAATGAAAGTGCGGAAGCTACGGAAGCGGAAAAAAGAGCAACCGATGCTTTGAATAAATCGCTACAGGCAATGAGTGATTTGTATAAACAAAATATTTCCGATTTAGAAACCGTAAATAAAGAAAGAGTTTTAAGAGCAAAAATAGCGGGTAAAAGTGAAAAGGATATTTTAGCTATTGAACAAGAAACAAGCGCAGAGCGTAATCGACTTTATAAGGAAGAACAAAATAGAATATTAAAACAATTAGAAAATAATAAACTTACAGAAGAAGCACGTAAAAAATTAAACGATGAACTTTTAGCAAATGATAAGGAATATTTTAAATATCTTAATGATGAAAAAATAAAAGATTTAGAGGGAGATTTAGCCGTAGCAGATGCAAAAAGACAAGCACAAAAAGACCGCTTAGCAAAAGAAGCAGAAGATAGAGCAAAAGCAGTTGAAGAAGCTAAAAAGAAAAGAGAAGAAGAACAAAAAGACTTATTAGACGAAGCGGATAGATTTTTTAAAGAAGCACAAGATAGAGAAAAAGCAAGAGTAGATGAAGCTACTGCATTAAGATTAGAACAAGTTGATATTTTAAATAAAGGCATTACTGAAAGCGATGAGGATAAAAATAATAGATTATTAGCAAATGCAGAAGAAACCTCAAGAAAACAAAAACAAATAGATGATGCGGTTGCAAATGCAAAATTAGACATTACTAAAAACACAATCGGTTTAATAGGCGAAATAGTAGGAGAAGGGTCAAAAGTTGGTAAAGGTTTAGCGGTTGCACAAGCCACGATTAGCGGATATGAGGGTGTTCAAAATGCTTTTACTACTGCTCAAAAATCTCCTATTACAACCTTATTTCCTGCATATCCTTTTATCCAAGCGGGATTAGCTGGAGCGTTTTCTGTTTTACAAATTAAAAAAATATTGTCAACAGACCCAACAGGCAGAAGTGGCGGAGGCAGTCCTCAATCGGGTGGCGGTTCAGCACCAAGCGCACCGAGTTTCAACTTAGTACAAGGAACGGGAAGTAATCAAATAGCAGAGGGATTAGCAACGCAAAGACGACCATTACAAGCGTATGTAGTAGCAAACAACGTTACAAGCGCACAAGCGTTAGATAGAAATATTATAAACGATGCTTCGATATAATGCAAAAATGTAACAAAACTAATATTAAATAGTTATATAGTTAAATGAAAACATACAAAGCTAAATACAATCCAAAATTAAACAAAGGAGTTTACGCAATTTCTTTAGTCGAAAGTCCAGCAATGGAGGGTTTATTTATTGCGCTTTCAAAAGATAATGAAATCCAATTAAAAGAAGTTGAACAGCGTACTTTGATGGGATTGGTTTTAGAACCGAATAAACCTATTTATAGAAATCAAGGTGGCGAAGAGTTTAATATTGTTTTTGATGCTGAAACTATTAAAGAGTTAAGTCATAATTTTTTTAAATCTAACTCACACTCAAATTCAACCATTGAGCATTCTGTAAAAGATAAAATTGATGGTGTAACCTTTGTTGAAAGTTGGATTGTTGAAAATCCTGAAAACGATAAGTCAAACGCTTTTGGTTTTACTTATCCAAAAGGCAGTTGGATGGCGACAATGAAAGTTGATAGCGACGATGTTTGGAACGATTATGTTAAGACAGGTAAAGTGCAAGGGTTTTCAATAGATGCAATGCTTTCCTTAGAAGAAGTAAATTTAAAAACAGATATTAATATGAGTAAAGAAGTCGAAAAAAGTTTTATTGAACTTTTAAAAGATTTACCTAATCAGATAAAGTTAGCTTTGTCACCAAAAGAAGCTGAAATCAAATTAGGTAGCATTAAAACCGCAAACGGTGAGTTAACCATTGAGTACGATGGTGAAACAATGTTAGTAGGTCAAAGTGCGTGGATTATGGCAGAAGATGGAACTAAAGTTCCTGTTCCTGTTGGTGAACATCCTTTGGAAGATGGAACGGTTTTAATCGTTACAGAGGAAGGCGTTATTGCAGAGGTTAGAACTATGGAAGCTGAAACAGAAGTTGTAGAAACTGAAATGGAAACCGATGGCAAAGTTTCAAACGATGCTAAAATCGCAAGTGAAATCGAAAGTGCAATTAAAAGCATTTTGATTAAGTACAACGAACAAGAACAAAAAATTGTATCACTTACTGCGCAAGTAGAAGAATTAGGCAAACAACCTGCATCAAAAGGAATTAAACAACCTGAGTTTCAAATTGATTTATCTAAAATGAACAAACAACAAAGAATATTACATAATTTAAGAAATAATTAAAATGGGAAGTACAAGAGGAACAATAATTTACGGAACACAAATGTTGGCGGTAGATACTACCGAATTAACAGTGGCAACAACTTTAACACAAAGCGATAGCGGAAAAGTGTTATACTTAAAATCAGCAACAGGAAGAGCAATTACTTTACCTGCTCCTGTAGATGGATTTAAAGTTAGAATAATCACGGCCCAAGCGTTTGCAACAACAGCTTGGACTATTGTATCAACAGGCGCAAACGTAAGAGGTGGTGCAATTGTTAATAGTACATTTGTTGCATCAGCAGGAACAACTACAATAACCCTTTCAGCATCAGCAGAAACAATCGGGGATTTTGTAGAATTAGTATCGGATGGTACTTCTTACTTTGTAACAGGAATTGGTGCTTTAGCATCATCAATCGCATTTTCATAATTAATAATAAATAATAAAATATAAATGGCAACAACAACATCAGTACAATCAAATTACGCTGGAAAAGAAGCGGGTGCGATTATAGGAAAAGCTTTTAAAGAAGCTGACACTTTAAGATTAGGTTTAGTAACTCTTGCGCCAAACGTAGGTTACGAACTTAATATGAGAAAAATCCGTTACACAGACGGAACTACTGCATACTCTTGTGGGTTTACTCCAGAGGGTGCAATTACTTTGACAGAAAAGGTTTTAGCACCAAAAAAACTTAAAAACGATTTACAAGTATGTAAAGAAGATTTTAGAGCAACGTGGTCACAAGAAACAATGGGAGCAAGTGCTTCAAATCCAAATGCTCCTGCTGATATTGTAGAAGCTATCCAAGTTGAAGTTTTGGCTGAAACTGCTGAGGATATTGATTACAAAATTTGGAACGGTGATAGCGCAAATGTTGCTGAGTGGGATGGTTTCTTGAAATTGTTTTTAGCCGATGCTCAAGTTATCGATGTAACTCTTAATGCGGTTACAGAGGCAAACGTAGTAACTGAATTGAAAAAAGCATTAGCGGCTATTCCAATTGCTTTGCGAAGAAGAACGCTTAATGTAATGGTTTCTCCTGATGTATTCCAATTTTATAGCTTTAGTTTAACTACTCCAGCTATTACAAACGGATTAGGAGCAGAAGAAAGACAAATGCGTTTTGGTAGATATACTTTGACAGAAGTAAATGGTTTGCCTACTAGCACAATCGTAATTGCAGAAGCTAAAAATTTAGTTTTTGGAACAGGATTAGAGCAAGATTTTAACCAACTTTCAATAGTTGATGAAGATGAAGTAGGTTTGTTAACAGGTCAAATCAGAATGAAAATGGTTTATTCTGGGGGTGTTCAATACTACAACGGAGAAGAGATTGTTTGGGCTAGACCATAACAAATAACAAGTAACAAAGGCGGTTTAGTTACCGCCTTTAATTAAATTTAATTATATGTCTTGTGATTTAGCATCGGGGAGAGTAAGACCCTGTAAACAAAGTTTAGGTGGTTTAGGTAAATTATTTTTATTTAATTACGTTGAAAATCCATTTACAATAGTAAATGGGGAAGCTACCGCAATTAATGATGATTTAACAACTGTTTTTGAGTACGAAATTGAGGGCGATGGAAATAATGTAAGCGAAAGTTTTGTTTCTGATAGAAACCCGGGGACTTCGGTTAATACTCAAACAATGACAATCGTACTTAAAAAAATTGATGCAACTACATCAGCACAATTAAACCTTTTGGCTTATGGTTTTCCTATGGCGGTTGTAAAAGATAGAAATGGAGTTTACCACGCTATAGGTATTGATGATGGAATTGATTTTACTGTAGTACAATCTACTGGAGGAGCAAAAGGAGAATTAAACGGATATACTTTAACAGGTGTTTCTACTACAGGGGCGTTATCACCAAAATTAGATGATGACACTATTACTGCATTTTTGGCTTTGGTTGATTAATTTTTTATAGTTTTTAGTTAAAACCCTAATTGTAACAAATTAGGGTTTTTTTAGTTATATAAGTATGAAAGTAGTTAATCCAGAAGATACAGACCATATAATAGATTTAATACCTCGTTATTATCCATCCGATAATATAACATTGTCTTTATTTAATGAAGCTACTAAAGTTACCGAAAACATAGATAACACTTATACTATTACTGATGGTGTTTTATTTTTATCTTTTGAATATACTTTTACAGAAAATCAAAAGTTTCAAGTAAAAATTGAAGAAGAAAACGAGGTTGTTTACAGAGGTAAATTGATAGCAACCTCTCAAACACCACAAGACTATAAGTTGACAAATAACGTATATTTTTACTAATGGCAAACGATATTAGATTAATCCAATTAAACAATTATATTCGACCTAAAGTTGAAGAAAATAAATCAAAAAATTGGGTTTTAAATGGAAAAAATAATGACTTTTATAAATACGTTATCAATCGATATAATGGTAGTGTAACAAACTCTGCTATTATTAATTCCTATATCGATATGATTTATGGGCGTGGTATTCACGCTAAAAACGCCTTGACAAACACACAGGATTGGTTGCGTTTTAAAATGATTTTAAAAGATACTGATTTAAAAAGAATAGTTAGTGATTTTACGTTATTTAATGAGTTTAGCGTACAAGTAATAAAAGCTAAAAACAAAACTGATTTAGGTGCGATTAAGCATATACCAAAAGAGCGTGTAGTACCATCAATAGAAAACGAAGAAGAAGAAATTGAGTTTTATTGGTATTCAAAAGATTGGAGTAATGTAAATAAATTTAAACCTTTAGAATTTCCAGCTTTTGGAACTTCAAAAGATGAAATTGAAATATTTAACGGAATGCCTTATAAGGCAGGGAAAACTTATTTTAGCGACCCTGATTATTTAGCAGGATTACCATATATGGAAATGGAAGAAGAAATAGGAAACTATTACATTTCACATATTAAAAACGGCTTATCTTTTGGGTACATAATTAATATCCCTGATGGAAATTCTTTAACACCAGAGGAACAAGACGAAATAGAAAGAAAGATAAAACAACGTTTAACAGGTTCAAGTAATGCGGGTCGTTTTGTTTTATCTTTTAATGGTAGAGATGCAGATATAACCGTAACAGCTTTACAAGTAAACGATGCTCACAAACAATGGGAGTATTTAACAAGCGAAAGCAGACAACAAATAATGACTTCTCACAGGGTTGTAAGTCCTATATTATTTGGAATAAAAGACAATACAGGTTTTGGTAACAATGCGGATGAGTTAGACACAGCAAGGGAGCAGTTAATTAAGTATGTAATTGAGCCAAAGCAACAATTTATAATTAATTCTTTAGAAACCATTTTACAATATTACGATATAAATTTAGAATTGTATTTCAAACCTTTAGTAACAAAAGAAACTATTACTTTAAGCGAAGAAAAAAAAAAGACTGATTTAGATTTATTTATTGATTTAGGTGAGGATGAAGATTTAGAAATTTGGGAATTAATAGAGTGTAAACCCGTTAATTATGAAGAGGAAGAAAAAATTAGTTTAGCAAGTACAGGAACAGCAACACCGCTTAATAAATCAAGATATGATTTGTTTGATACTATTACAAGATACCGATACGCTGGAAGTTTGATAGGTGAAAGGCAATTTTGTAATAAAATGTTAAGAGCAAAAAAGATATATCGTATTGAGGATATTGAATCTATGAATGACAAACCTGTTAACGCTGGTTTCGGACCAGAAGGAGCAAGTACTTATAATATTTTTAAATATAAAGGCGGTGTTAACTGTCATCATTATTGGGAAAAATTAACATATAAGCGCAAAAATGAAAATGTTAAAGTAGATGTTAAATCACCAATAGCAATAGACAAAAGCATACAACAACCCGCAAAAGGTTTAGCAGGAGTAGAACCTATTAATATGCCAAATAGAGGCGCATTAAATTAATATTATGGCAGAGTTTTTATTTATTACACCGCAAGAAATGGCATCAACCACTATATTAGGTGGAAATGTTGACATTGATAAATACCTTTTTTGTATTGCAAACGTACAATTAACGATTATAGAGCCGTTATTAGGAACTGAATTATACGATAAAATTTTAACCGATGCTGAAAATGACGAATTAACAGGGTTGTACGAAACAATGTATAATGATTATGTTAAACCAATAACTAAAAATAAAGCTATTGCGGAGTATATTGAAATCGGTCAATATATGGTTGATAACGGAGGGATTTATAAACATACAGGCGAAAATATAGAGGTTGTTAGTAAAGATGAAGTTATGTTTTTGTCTAACAAATACAATGCTTATGCTCAAATGTTAATTTTAAGATTTAATAAATGGATTTGTAATAATACCATTGCAGAGTTCAAGACATATCAAGATGATGTTAATGCAAATCGAAATATTAAAGTTACAGCAGGATGGAAATTGAACTATAACAATCTTGATGATAGGAAATGGTATCTACAATAACAAGCGGATATAGTAGAAAATGCAAAGATAGTTTAGGTGGGGTTGATGAAGTATATTTATTTCCTTATGTAAATTATTCACGTTCTCAAATTATTGTAGATGGAAATATATTAGTAACATTTCCAACAACAATTATTTATAAATTTTATTGCAATGGCAATCCAAACGCAAATGAAACACAAGAAAATAGCGATGGTGGTAAATTCTTTAATCAAAGTTTGCCTATTGAATTGCAAGGTGTAAACGGCATTGAAAACATAAGTAAATTAGTTAATAAAGATTATCGTTTAATCTTTAGAGATAGAAACGGATTATATCGCATTTTTGGGCTGTATAACGGACTTGAAAGCGGTGCTTTAGATTATGCTACAGGCGGAGCAAAAGCAGATTTTAACGGCTTTAAAATAAGTTTTACAGGTAAAGAAGAATATCAAAGTTTTTTTATAAACGATTTAGAGAATGCGGGATTTTTTGATGCGGGATTGGATTATAGAATAACTGAAGATGGAGAGTTTAGAATTACAGAAAATAACGATTTTAGAATAGTAAACTAATGGCAAATAAAAAAATATCACAATTAGACTTAGCAACCACGCCTTTAGCTGGAACGGAAGAAATAGAATTAGTGCAAAGTGGAATTAGTAAGCGTGTTGCGGTTAGTGAAATTGGCGGTTTTCCAACACTTCAAGAAGTATTAGACAATAACCACGATTTAGTTGATAACAATAATTTTCAAGGCACAGAAGCTGGTGAAGATAATACAGGAACTAATGTAAATGCTTTTGGTTTAAGAGCAGCAGCACCAAACTCAGGAACTGATGTAAATGCTTTTGGGCAATATGCGGCTATGGATAATACAGGCGCAAGTATTAATGCTTTTGGCTTATCTTCTGCTCAGGATAACACAGGAAATGATGTTAATGCTATTGGTTCTGAATCTGCTCAAAATAATACAGGAGATAATGTTAACGCTATTGGTTATTACGCTGCAAATAATAACTCAGGAGATAATGTTAATGCCATAGGTGCAGATTCGGGTAGTGGAAATTCAGGAGAACACGTAAACGCTTTTGGTAATAGCGCAGGAAAAAACAATACTTATAAGAACGTCAATCTTTTTGGATATAACGCCACTGCTGATGCTGATAATCAAACAGTATTTTCAAAATGGGTTAGTGGAGTTACAAAATATTTAGCACGTTTATCATTTAACAATATCACCGCTGATAGAAAATGGGAATTACCAAATGCAAGTGGAACGATTGCTTTGACTTCTGATATTCCAACAATCGATGCAACCCCTACCGATGGAAGTGCAAATGCAGTAAGTAGTAATGGTGTGTTTGATGCTTTGGCAACAAAGGTTTCAAAATCAGACTACACTCCATCGCATTCTATTTTAGTTCAACAAAGTGGAACTGGAAGTCCTACAGCATTACAAGTTGGAAATAATACTTTAGTAGGTAGAGTAAGCGGAGGCGGTTCAGATATTGACGACCTTTCAACATCGCAAGTGCGCAATATGTTAAGTATAAACAACGTAGATAACACAAGCGATGCGAATAAGCCAGTTAGTACAGCTACTCAAACAGCTTTAAACGGCAAACAAAGAACATTAAAAGACTTTGATACTAAAGAAGGATTTTATCTATTTGAAGATTTTATTGGAAATCCTGCAAATTCAAATTTTAATAGTTTCGGGGTTTCAACCGCAGTTTCTGGTGCTGGTGCTAGTTGTTTGCCTAATACAACATACCCTAACAGAACAAATCAACAAGGCGTAATACAATTATCGGCTGGAACGACTACGACTGGTTTTTCAATTATAAGAATTGGAGACACTAACGCAGGTTCACATTATTTAGGTAATGGCGTTTATACAATGCAGTTTTTTGCAAATATTGAAACGTTATCCGATGCAACAAACAGATTTTATAATTTCTTTGGAGCAACAGCAACAAACAATGTTCTATCAACAAATATTATAGCTTTTATATATGATGAGGGTGGTGCTTCAGCTAATATTGGTGCAGCAAGTCCTAATTGGAAGTGTGTGACAAGATTAACTTCAACATCAACTGTAACCACTACAACAGTTCCTATTGTTGCTGGGGAATGGTTTGTTTTAAAAATTGTTGTAAACGCAAACGCAAGTAGTGTTGAGTTTTTTATCAATAATGTATCAGTAGCCACACATACAACTAATATTCCAACTCTAATAACTCCAAGAATTGCTCACATTAAAACAGCTGGAACAACAAACAGAAACATATTTGCTGATTATATGTTAATTGAGCAAATTTACACAACACCAAGAACGATATGATAAAATATAGATATTACTTAAAAAATGTTATGATTGAAACTTTGGAATTATCAGAAGTTCCAAAAGGAATAAGCTATGAAACTTATGAATTTGAAGAAAAAAAGGAAATTCCTATTGAAAAAGAGCCATCAAAAGAAGAATTATTACAAACAGTTCAATCTTTAGAAGAGCAGTTAAACGAAGTTAAACAACAATTAAATAGATTATAATGAAAAAATATTTTAAAGACATTAGAAACATTTTGCACTCGTTTATTGGTCTTGTTTTAGGTTACGATATTACGATGTTATTTGGTTTTCCAAACAGGGAAAATTACCCTTTAAGTTGGAGTGATTTAAGAACTTTATTAGCTCCTTTTGTTGGTGCTATAATTGTGTGGATAATTTCATTCTATTGGGAAAAAGAACAAGACAAAATAAGAAAAGGAGCTTCCGATATGCGAGATGTTTATAATGGTTTTGCCTTTGCTTATATCGGTGGATTTATTGCTTTGTTTATTCCCAGTTTATTAGTTGGTGGAGTGCTTTCATTTTTAGCTTTTGTTTTATTTTTAAAAGGTCGTAAATAATGGTTTGGTTGTTAGAAAATTGGGTTGCGCTTGTAAGTACTTTATCTATTCCAATAGCTTGGATATTTGGTGGAAAACAAGCTAAGAAAGTAGAATTAAAAAAAGGCGAAATTGAAGTACAAAAAGAGCAAATTGATTTAGCAAAAAATACTCGTGAATTTCTTTTATTGAAAGAAGCTGATTTTAAAACAGAAAGAGAAGAATATAGAAAAGAATTAGAAACTATTAAAAATGAAGCAAAGTCTGAAAGGCAGTATTATCGGGAAAAAGTAAACGGATTAAGAAACTCCATTGATAATCTTCAAAATAAGTTTGACCAAATTTCTGTAAATTATGCTTTAGAAGTAGAGAAGTCAGACTCTTGGATGAAGAAATATTTTGAAATTGAAAAAGAAAATCAACAACTAAAAGAGCAAATTTCAAAAGTTGAAAAAAGATGTAAAGATTTAGAGGAACATATCAAAAAAATAGAAAAAGAATTGACCGAACATAAAAAAATGAATAAATGAGAAAGATAGATTACATAGTTATTCACTGCACAGCTACTCAGCCAAACGCAACTAAACAATCAATATTAAATCATTGGAAAAATACGCTTAAATGGAAAACAGTAGGGTATCATAGATTAATAGATGCAAATGGTGTTATTCACGAATTAGAGAAATACGAAAACCCTACAAACGGAGTTAAAGGATTTAATTCTAATAGCATTCATTTTAGTTATATTGGTGGGATA